GTGTCACTGTCCATGCCCTGACCTTCGCCGAGCCTTAGGGCTGCGCTCATGGTGCTTATCTCTGCTTTCAGGGACTCTGCCTGCTGGGTGTAGTTCGCGCTCTCCTCTGATAGCGAGGTAATACCTTGCTGGGCTTGTTGCGCGGATGATGCTGTAGCCTCGAATTGCTCGTTAACCTGTTTCTGTGCATCGGCAATGGCAACTATCCTTGCCGCTTCGCCTGAATCCATGGTGGGGGAGGCGCCGCCATTATTGATTTGTGTATTAATGCTGGATGCGACCTGTTGATATTCCTGCAGGTCACTTGTCAGCCGCTGGTGCTGGCTTTCGAGCTGTGATAATTTCTGTTGATATTCTCCGAGAGAACTAATCGCATTTCTAAGGGCAGCACTCTCACTGTCTGTTCCTGCAGTTGTCGCCCCCTCTGACTTCAATGCTTCAATTCTATTCTTTACGCGCTCTATTTTTTGTTGATATTCATCAATACTTCCAGAATTATTTAATGCATCAAGTTCCTTCTGGATTTCATTGATACTGTCTTGATAATTCTTATACTCTTCTTTTAATTCCTTGATTGACTGGGATTGCTGCTCATTGCTAACGGTGGACTGGTCGGATGCCACGCTTTCCTGATTGGTCGCAATCGCTGCCGTACCCTCTGCTGCCGCTTTTGCTGCCGCTGCCGTTGCCGTACCCGTCAAAGCTCCTGCTTCTACAAGTCCTGCTGCCGCATTCTGTACCGCATTGGCGTCCATAATGGTGCCTGCCGCTCCGGCAGTCTGGGAGAGCATGTTATATTGATTTTCGAGTTCGGACAGATGACCTCTTGCCACTTGCTGCTCCGCTGCCATCTGCCTTGTGTTTTCCGTTGTTGCCGCAAGGGCCTCGTTGCTCTGGTTGATCTTTTCGGTAAGTGATTTGAATTCATCGCTGCCCTGTCCTGTCTTCGCAAGGTCCTTCTGGAGATCAGCGATGGACGTACTTATAGCTGTAACCTCTTTGTTATTTTCGGCAATAATGGCGCTGGAGGAATTGATTTTCTCCATGGTCTTGTCAATCTCTTCCTGTAGCTGCTTGAGGGTGATTTCCTTCCACGCGTTGTCTATTCGCTGTCCTTGCTGGACGGCTGCGTCACCGATACCTGCAAAGATGTCAGATGATTTTTTTGCGTCATTCTCAAGCTGGCTGTTATCTATATGGATTGAAAAAGATTCTCCGTTATCGCCGTAGTCCATGTTACAGGTCCTTTACTTTTTCCTCTTCTTCCGAGGAATTGTTCTTAAAATTATCCGGGTTGTTGGCGTCCTTTTTGGCGTCGAATACCGGTTGCTGTTCATCGTCATACTGGGGCGTTGCCGCTCCGTACAGGAGGATGTTTGTATAGCTCATGTCGTACAGGACATGAGCTATTGGGAGTCCGAGGTTTTTTGCCCATCCGAGGACGATTCCCCAGATACTGTCTCCACCACTTCCTTTGTTGGTTTTATTATGTTTATTGCGGACAGGGAAGTGGTAATGCCGAAAAAATCGCCGATCTGCATATCTGCGAGCCTTTGCGCAATTACTGCTGCCAGTATTTTCGGCTGTATGTTATCCATTATCTGCCCGGTGACATAATCGAGTTCGCTCACGCCTCCGCTGATGATCTTCTGTGTTTTTATGAAACGGAATCTCCGAAAGCTGAAACGGATTCTTGTTTTCTCTTTCCTCCCGATGAAACGGTTCTCTTTTATCCGCTTTGCTCCAAGGATCAGAACAGCCGCTATTTTCCCGATGATGCCGTAATACTTGGCATTACGGAGTGTTTCCTTTAGAATATCGTCCGTCTTCGGGTTTATCTTCTGCGGTATCTGTGAGACTATTTCGGAAATCATGATGATTGTCGCTGGCGTGGCCGGGGCAACATCATATACGGTATCTCCGATCTGTATTTCTGTGCTCTTTTTCTCCAAGATGACCCTTGCCACCTTTTGCTCTATCGTCTCTTCCATATTTCTTCTTTTTACTAAAAGCGCCGGACGGCGCTTCTATTCGTCCGCCCGGCGTTGCTAACCGATATAAAAATTAAATCAACTTCCTATTGAAGATTCAGAGGCTTGTCTTTGTTGTGAATTTCTTGTACCAATAATTTTCGTCAATTCCGTATACGTCGCCGGTTGCGGCATCAGATGGAAGGTCTTTTGTCATACTAAGCAAGCCCTTGCTTGCAGCGATGTCTGTGGCTTCCGTTGTTGCAGCCCAACCGTCCGTGCCTTTTTTCATATACGTCGGGTCTACCGCGGTTGTCTTGTGGACGTTCGCGGTGAGCGTCAGGATGTTACCATCTTTTTCGTCGTAGTTTTCGGCAACGGATACACTTGATGTCGGTATTTTGATCCCTTTTGCGCCTTTATTCTTAGGCGTGATCTTTATGGATTTATCGCCGGAAACGATATGGGTCTTAATTGCCTGCTCTCCATTCCCGTCTTCTGCTTCCGCGATCCCTAATTCTTCCAGAAATTCAGCAGAAGGCTCGATAATCTTCGTAACTAATTTCAGCGTGCCCTCGTTCTGCTCTTCTGCTACGACCTCGCCTCCTGAAGCCTTTTCCGTCAGGGTGTCTCCGTCGCTGGACGTGAGCTCTGTGCTCTGATCCTGTGTTTTCCCGACCTGTGTCAGTGTAGTTGCGAATGCGTCCTTGTCGCCGGTATCACCGATTTCGACCTTGCATTTCGACCATGCCATTATGGTTTTTGCCATTTTTTTATCTCCTAATCATTAAAAGTTACTAATTGAAAATGAATGCCTATATTGGCAAAATGCTCCTCCTTGTCCGGTACCGCAATCGTTTCCGTCGCCTGGAAAAGGTCAAACAGATAGTCCGTATTTGCAGCATTTAGGACATCGATAATTTGTGAATCCAAAGCTCCGAGTGCGATCAGCCTGGCTTTATCCATGACTTTTGCGGATAAGCCGCAGTCGATGTCAGGGACATAGATATTGAGCCTTGCCCGTCCCTCTTCGATTTGGTCCGCCGTGGCATTTGAAACAGTCAGGACAGCATCTTCGGACAGTGCTTCCGCCGGCCTCATGCCGCTTGGATAAAACGTGCCCTTGATCTGCGATGAAATGAAGGTGTACAAAGCGTTGTACATCTCATTCTCAATCTTCATCGTGCTCCTTATTGCCATAGTTTTACTTCTTGAAGAGTTTATCGAGCATTTCCCGTATCTTTTTTACTGCCATCTGCTCACTTGTGTCGAGCACATCAAGGCTCATGGCTTCAACGTATTGCGCATACGGCATTCCGGCAACCATGATGAAAGTAATGCCTTGCGTTGCCTTTTCGGAGGCTATCTCCTGCATATACTGCATTCCGGCATTCTTTCCGTCTGCTCCGTTACCATATTTGCCTGCGATGGACTGCCATAGCCCTTGATTGATTATGTTTCCGTCATCCGTGATGCAATAACCTATTGAGCTGCACAGATTGCCTGTCTGATTCTTATACTTGTGTCCACTCCGTGCCTGATTCAGGCATTCCTCGCCAATAGCCTGCAATCTCATAATGATAGCTGCCTTTTTGCTGGCTATCTTATCAGAAAGATGTTTCTGAAATTTTTCGGGTGAAAAGTTACTTGTTATTGGCATAATGGGTTACACTGTTATCTGGATGACATCTGCGACATCGAGGAAGGTCAAGTCTTGTATCTCGAATTCTCCGAGCTCATTGCTCATGTTATCAGTTACTTTGATCCTCTTGACGGAAGAAAATGATGACGGTTGCGGGTCTATTAGAATCGTTGCCTGAATCTGAACAAACTTTCCGTCTACATACGTCCCCCTGTGATCACTTTTATTTTTTCTGATATTCGCTGGAATCGGATCGCTCCATGTCGTGGTAACAGGCACCGGAATGCCATCCTGCATTCCTCCGCCTGTCGTCCCCTTGACCTGTATAAATCCGTTAGTAATAGACAGCATCAGAAATCCTCCCCGATATATCCAATGGGTCCGGAGTATTTCTCCGATGCGCCTATTTTATCAAGCATCGTATCTGCCTTGATTTTCATACGGCTTCGTTCATCCTCGCTCAAATTATAGCTTATCCCGCCCTGTGAGATATTAGGGGCATCGGCAATGAATCTATATACGGCAGCCTTGCACTTTATGAAAGCCGTCGTCTGTCTTATTGCCGGCGTAATATCATCGTCAGGATTCAATCCCTGCTCATCCGTGATATCGTTTATCACGAATGGAGGGACCGGATAATTGGATATAGCTCTTAAAGCTTCTCTGATTTTCATTTGGCCGTATTATTTATCTGTCAGGCACTTGCCCCGTTAGACCACTTGGTGTTATCCGTGTTGATGAACACGAGACTTTGCCGGTTGATGAGTGCGGGCTGTATGTAGGCTTCCGCCATGGTAACCTCAAGCATAGGGTTCAGGTCGGAATAACGGGTAACCTTATAGTAGCTGCCCTGCACTTGCAATGCGTCAGAGTTCTGAACGTTGGGCACTGGCTTGTAGTAAGTCCACCCCAGCTGAATCGTCGGGCTAAGAGTTACCACGTTTACGTTCCACGGCTTAATGGTTTCCTTGTGGCCCTTTTTGTCCTCGATTGTGGCATAAGTATCCAGGACGAGGATTTGGGGGTATCCGTTGTTAACCATGTAAGTGTTGATGGAAGTCAGGTTGATCATGTCTGCCGTTACAAGAGACAGGTCCTTTGCCTGCGGATACAACCGGTTGGCTACGGCCTTCTGTGCGCGGAGCTGGTCGTACTTGGCCTTTTCCATGTACGCATACCTTGGCTTGGGAAGTCCCTGCTTGGTAATCAAGTCCTGTGCGCTGATAATGTCAGCGATACCGTCACCGGTTGTGGAGTTGCTCCACTTGTTGGTGACTCCAAGAAAATTCTTGGTCGGCACATTGAAGTTGATGGTGTCCTGAGAGGCCATATCCCCTTCGATGCTTGCGGGGAACGTCTGTATTCCGGCAGAGGCGATTCGCATGCAGTCGATCTCGTTTTTGTAATCCATGGCGGAATTAACAAAATCGACGTCGTCATATACGAGGTCAACGAGATACTGGGCGGTCTGCTTGTCCTCTGTGTTATTGGCAGCAATGACCTTGAGTTCGTTGTAGTCGTTAATTTCGATCTCGTCCTTTTCCCGTGAAACGGCTATCTTACTCAGCTTGCCGGACCATGTGCCGACTTTCCGGCGGGTTTTCGTTGGCGCCTTGGTGTTGAAGGCAACACGGTCTGCACTGACGGGGATTCCTTCATCTCCCTCAATTCCTTTCAAGTCGAATTTAGGTGTGTATTTCAACGGGAAAAGGGTGCTCCACGCAAGTCCCGTTCCGGGCTTGTAGGAATTCACGGTTACCTGCATTCCTGGCACATCAATATCGAATAGAGGTGCATTCATCATAATTTAAAATCTCCTTACACTAAAGTAATTAACGGTAGCAATGCGGCCACCTCGTCAGCAATGTTCGCTGTCTCTTTCCGGATGTTCGCGCCATTGATCAGGCGTACTTCCACATCGCCCTGATTTGCCGGAACGGTTCCGCCCAGTACGTCCCCAAGCACATATTTCGGGGTATAAACGGGAGCTGCGGCATCTGCGGACGCCTCTGCTGCTTGATACAACACGACATCGGCATCGATTGCTATACCGAGTGTCACTGTGACGATGTCGCACTCGTCACTCGTTGCGGTGTCGACACCAGTACATGCGACACCGACCTTTCCGTGGGCGATAATGTCTCCTTTCTGGATGCCTGACCCTTTTGCAATCTTGATGGTCGTGGCATCGGTAGTAACCGCTTCTACGAGGCGGTATGCCTTGATAGGCACAAAAAGCCCGGCACTGTTCTCACCGAGGGCGGTGCTCTCCGGAATTTCGTAGGAAGGGTTGGAAATCAGCCCTCCTCCCGGCTTTTCCGCAAAGACTTCCTCGAATACGATGGGCTTCGGGTCTCCTGCTGGCGTGAAATTGAAATTTCTTTCCATAATTTTCCTTTTTTACTTTGCAGCCGGTGATTCGGGTAAACCGGATATCACGCTGCTTGTCTGACTTTCCTTTGCGGCGATTTTTTCGGCGCGTGCCTTGACTGATGGGTCCACCTTCGTCTGGTCTGTTTTTAATCCGGCTTTAGGCGAGTGCGTCACAGCCCCTTTGGCGATGATGGTATTCGACAAATCCTGTATGTCAGGTGTTATCTCTTCGCACCATGCGCTGAAATCATCGTCATCCTTGAACGACATTCTGCCAAAATCGGTTTCATACCGCTTCTGGATTTTTTCAGGAGCATCCTTGAGGATTTCTGCAAGTTTCGCTTTCCGTATATTTCCTGTTTTCTCCTGTTTCAGGCTTAGAATCTCATCAGTGAGCTTTTTTTGAGAATCCATTATGCCCTGGAGCATTTTGGAAATAGCCGGGTCGAATTTTGATTTTCCTTTATCCCCGTCTTTGGTAAGGGCGTCCAAAGTTTTTCCAAGTACGTTTTTGTCGTCCTTGTCGTCATCGTCCGCTCCCTTCTGCTTATCCGGGTTTTCAGGATCATCATCTTCCAGATGGTATTTTTCCTTTAATTTTTTCGTAGTTGACAAAACGGCTTCATTTACCCGTCTGTCCCCTTCGGACTTGATAATCTGTTGCAGGGTGACACCATCCACAGCGGCCTGAATATCATCCTCGCTTTTAACCGTACTCGCCAATTTTTCGGCTACCCGGCCTAAAACTTTAGCATCTACCCCTTCGAATTTGGTACTCAATGCTTCCAAGATTTCCTTTTTCATGATTTTGACAAATTTGCTTTGACACAAAAATAAGTCTAAATTAATATAGTGATTATAATGTAATCACTTTTTTAATGTTTTTTGTGCATAGTAAATTGCAAAGTAGCTTGTTTTTCAGAAATTCAGGCCTTTTTCAGGGTCTCCATCCACAAAATTATCCCTGATGAAGTATGGGACTGATGATGCCTTTTTTATCCTTTCCTTGTTGTCCTCCATCCACGTGCTGAACTTTTCGGGCATTGAGTCCACTTTGCCCGTAAAATTCCACTTGGAAACGTCCTTGCCCTCCGCTATGGCATTGCAATACGCATCTATCTGTTCGCTGCTGGCAAGGATTGAGGTGGCAAAACATCTGCACCACGGGTGCCACCCCGTCCAAACGAAATCTTTAGGGTACCTTCCGGCAAGTTCATCACAGATATCATAGACAGGGTGGTTGTTGCTTAATTGGATGTTTATTCCGATTACAAAATCGAGATTGCTCCATCTTAGATGATCCGCAGTCCTGTAAGCTATGTTGTTTTCGGTTGCAGTCATTCGCAGCGCGTTGCGATAACTCGACCTGTATATTCCGGCTCCGGGGTGGAATGCGGTGGCGGCTTTTGAGAGCCTCATCGTCCCGTCCTTTTGTCGGACTCTGCGGAATAGCTTATCAGGATATCGGAGATAGCCGCGCACGTCCTGTGATAATTTCGCGGCACTCTTACCTTGTCCGATTCCAAGCTCAAGCGCAAGCTCAATCTCTGCCTTAAACTGATTTCCGATATTCCAAACGGACTTTGATAGATCAAATCCTCTGTCTTTTCCGTCGATGAACGCGCTCAATGCCTCCAGGTGCGGGTGCTTCCATGTCTTGATTATTTTTTCTGACAGCACATGGGCCCCGATCACATAATCGACCATTGCGTCATTTTTGGTGTTTGACAGCTGCCATTCGGCCTTGTCCCCGTCTGATACAATCATCTGGATATCGGCCGTCATGGCATTAATATACTGATTGGCGGCTTTTTTGAGCGCAGGATAGTCATCAAACGAGAAATCGTCATCCGGGTTAAATTTGACATCCGCGGCCTTAAAAGCGATCTTGGCTATAGTGTCATTGAAAGCCTTCGTGATTTTCTTCGCACTGGCACTAAGATTTTTCTTGTGCTTGGCGTCATAAATCCCTAATGAGAGTTTCTTGTGCATGGCTTACCCTTCTTTATTTTGTCGGCTCGTTGGCGAAGATGTCTGCTGTCTGATTGCTCTCGTTCTGAATCTGCTGCAGCTCTTCATCCACATCGTCAACCCACCCGAGCTTTTGTATTGCGGTTTTTTGCGAAGCGATGGCAGCCCCTCCGGTTGCATTTGTATAATCGGTAATCGTTGAACTTTCGTCGTTGATCTCAAACGGGGTAATGACGTTTTCAACAGACAAGGCATCAATGGCATCTTTGAGTCCCGGGAACATTGCCTTCATAAAGGCTTTTACCACGTTGACTTCCCTGTCGAAAAACTCCAGCCACGCACCTGCTTCATCGGTGCATTTAAGTTGGCAGTCAATAAACAGCATTTTCCGTGCTTCCCCGCTCATTGTGGTCGCTTTCATTTGGTCCATGCTCATGTCCGGTAACTGGAGCGTGGTGAAGAAATTACGCTTCAATTCGTCGCAATGGAATTTAAGCGATTCGATCGCCTGCTCCCATGTCACATATCCCGCCTTCGCATCCTTTGGATAGGTGAGTACGTCTCTTCCAGCGTTTTTATCAGCTTCCTTGCCCGAAACCGGATTTGTCTGATCTGTAAAGATAACCCATGCCGGTCGACTATTCTTACGCAGGTAATTGCCCTGTCTGCTCATGCTCCATTCGAGCTCCGAAATATTATTCGTCTGGTCTTCCCAAATTGGCTCCGGTCTTGAAATATATATGCCCTGAATCTTTTCGATCGTAATCGATTCGTCTTCGTCAACTTCCCAATCTGTTCCTCGATTAATCCATCTATAATGATGGTCGGCTGTATATGTATCAAAATATTCCGTTTTCTGCATATTCTGCTCGACCCTGCTGTAGCCGATTGACAGGGCAATCAGATCGTCGTAGTCGTCAAACAGAGGATATAATTCGTCTCCTGTCCGTGGGCTATAGTTCTTGCATCTTAATTTCAGCTTACTTTTCTCTCCCGCATAGATAGTGTCCATCTCCTGACTGTACCATATCGTGCAGTTTTCGCAAGATGCGAATAGATTCCGTCCGCGCTCAATATTAACGCTGTTGATATGATTCTTTTTGTATATTGCCTCCATGATAGCGGCAACTTTCTTCTGATCGTCATCCTCCGGTTTGTATACGCGCTTAACCGGAATCGCAAACATTAACTCCGTCATTCTTTTTACGGCGAGTTTCTGAAGGCTATAGGTGATCCTCGTTACTTTTTCTATCGTCCCGTTCTTGTGCGGCTTGTCCTTGTAGGACTTGTCCGTAATGACGCTGTGTTCCTTCGGGTTATATTCCGTTTCGAGCTTGCTCCATGGCGGTAATATGATATTTTTTTGCTTTAGGTCGCTGATCTCGTCCTGTGGGGATCTGCCTGCCTGGATAATCTCATCAATTCCTTTCATCTCTGTTGTTCCTTTATTGTTAATATAATTCCTCTGTCATTGCTTCGATGTCCTTGTCGGAGTAATCGATATACGAGCCCTGAAAATGTTCCACTATTCCGGTCGTGGCATCCGGGGCGTCGTCATGTTCATTCCTGCCTTCCTTGCGGTAGCTGCTCATCGCATTGTAATACTGCGGGAACATCGTCTCCCATCCTTCCGGATAATATATCATGTTCTGGACTTCCGCGCTGTGGCTGAATATGCGGGACATCTTGTTCTGCGTCTGTGTAAAGTCCACAAAGCCCATAGTGTAGTTACCGAGCTCACGGACGTCTTTTTCAACATTCCGCCTAAATCCGCGGCCCCCGTTGTTCGATTCAATTACTACGACTTGTGTCGAGTTCTTGACGAGCATACGTGCCGTTTCCGGTTCTGTCGTTTCCATGCCTTTCTGCGTAAACAGAATATCCGTTACATAACATCCGGTCAGGAATTCATCGTAACAGATAGCGCACAGATAATCCGCCCCCGTGTCTGCTGTATCAATGTAGCATTTCTTAACCGGCAGCTTTGATTCTATCGGCAGTTCCGAATATGTTTTGAAGTGCGTGTACATAAGCCCTTCCAGCGGCTTCGGGTTCTGGGCGTACTGGGTCTCATAGACAAATGCATTGGCATCTTTGATTTTTTCGAGCTCTTTCAATGTGTGCTTGAACGGCCAAAGGGATTTTTTGACTCCGTTTTCATCCTCGTATACGCACGGCAGGCTGACGACCGTCCAGTCGTCAGGCTCGATGCCCTCAAGATATCCGCAAAGGTCACGCTCGTGGAGTCTCTGCATGATGATGATGATTGGAGTGTTACGGCTGTTGACACGATTCCTGATTGTTGTCTCAAACCGCCTGTTGACACGCTCGCGGATTACGTCACTCAATGCGTCCTCCGGCTTTATCGGGTCGTCAATAACGATAGCCCCTGCGAATTTGTAAGGATCACCGGGGACTTCGACGGCTCCTGCTCCGAAGCCTGTTATCTGTCCGAGGGTTGACGTTGCATAAACGCCACCCCCCTGTTCTGTGTCCCATCGGCTTTTCGTGTCCGATCCGAATTTTATCCTCGTTTCGAATAAATCGCTAAAAGCCTCACTGTTAATCGTGTCCTTGATGGCCATACTGTTATCCTGTGCGAGGTCTCCAGAATAGGACAGATGGAGAAAACGTGCGGCGGGGTTGATGGCAAGTCCTTCGGCTATGAATTTCTTTACGGCTAATTCCGTCTTGCCATATCGGGGGGCAATGTTGATGATCAGTTTGTTCGTCTCGCCGCGCAAAACCTTGTCGAGTGCGTCACAGACTATCTTGTGGTGTTTTCCGATGATAAATTTTTTATGGTTCTGCTTTTTAAAAAAATAACGGGTGAAGTTGAGAGTACTCGAAAGCACCCACGCACGAATAATGTCCTTATCGGTATATCTCAACTCGTCCATCAGCATTCATCTTCCACTTTTTTAAGTAGTTGACGCGCTTCCTCCTGCGTCATTGTTTTTCTGTCTATCAACGGCTGGCCGTCTTTCCCAGTCACTTCCACCTGCTGTTTGGTCGCACCGTATTGGCGGCTTCGAAGCGTGTCCACGGTTGTCGTCTTGCCGTTTTTCATGTCGATTATTACGGCCATGGCAAGGCTTTTCATATATGCCGGGGTCTGCTCGCATTTGCAAATTGCTTGAAGGTCCGGCAGTTCGAGCTGCAGGACCTTGCGTTCAATCGTGTTGATTTCAACGTTCGTAAGATCATGAGCGATGATTTTCCTTTTTGATTTTGGAAGTATCTCCTTCAGGAGCCTTGCTATCCTGTTGGGCTTGCTTCCGGCAGGGTTGCCGGATTGTCCCTTTTTGAATTTATGCCCTTCGATGTTCGCAAGCTGGGACGGTGTCATGTTCTCTCGCTTCGGCATTACTGTTCTCCTCCCTGCTTCTGCTTGACAACGAAATTTCCGACAAGCGAAGCCTTTTGCCCGGTCAGCTTTTCCCATCTTTTTACGATCACATCGCAGTATATAGGCTCGAACTCAACCATTCGGCATTTCCGGTGAAGCTGTTCGCATGCTATCAGGGTCGTCCCCGAACCGCCGAACACGTCGAGGACTATATCGCCTTGCCTGCTTGAGTTGTTCACCAGCTTCCCGATCAGGGGGACGGGCTTCATCGTCGGATGATCCGGGTTCCGGGCTGGCTTATCGCAGTCTATGACTGTTGTTGGCAGTTCCTGCTTGATGAATATCTTCTCGAGGAGGTCGTGCATCTCCTGCTTGCTCATCTTTTCGAGGTCTTTCGGTTCCTCGATAACGGTGGTGAGGCTTCGTTTGTCTACGAAGTAATGGCTGGCTCCGTCCTTCCATCCGTAGAGGCAGTTGTGTGTGATTATTCCGTCTGCGATGTAGTGCTGGTATTTCTCTACCGCCAGCGAGTATACCCGTCCCTTGAATGGTTTTGCCGTCACCTCGGTGATTTCCTGCCATGTGAAGTTCGGGGCTTTTGTGCTGTTGCCTGTCGGTATCGGCACTTGCATCAGCTCCGGGACGAGGTTACAGGCTGCAATTTGTGCCGTCACTCGGGTTGAGAATCTATCCCGTGCTGTCTCTTTCGTTATCAGTGGGAAACGCTCGGAGCGATTGAAGTCATGGAGTAGCCTGTGTGCGTTCTTCTCCATCTGCTGGAGGTCGAGTGCTGCGTAGATGTCTGCAATCTGTTTTTGGCTCCTCAGCTTGTCGGTGTGATTGAAACGATCCTGCTCCCATATCGTGTAGGGGATGCCGTACTTGCATGTCAGAATCTGCTCTGCGACCTGTGCCTCGATTTTGTCTGTGTGCACTCCTATCAGCCATACAGCATCCGCCTTTTCTTGGTGGAGTCGTGTCTTGAGCCCGAATTGTCGGCTGTCGTATGCTTTTGTTTGTCCGACCCTCCACCAGTTGCCTCTCTTCATGAGGTAGGTGCAGTAGTTCTTTTTGAACCTGTTGTTGAAACGGACGGAGAATTGGTGGTTATCTGTGACCCGTGTTTTCTTCCCGGCTGCGTGGATGGTGTAGAGCTTTCCATCGTATTCCCTGCTGGCTGTCTTAATGGCGTAGCCTCCGTTCCTGTAGCCCTTGACCTGTCCGCTGAGTTTGTCCCAGCTGATGACCCGGTCTTGCTCTGTCAAGTCCTCGATGTTCTTTTCTCCCTTCGTTGTCATCACCTTCGTGCCTGCTGGCTGGCAGGGTTCGTGCTTCCACTGATAGTCCTGCCTGCCAAGCACCAGGCTGTTCTTGTTCCAGATGAGGCACTGCCTTATCTGCCATCCGACGTTCTGTGCGGCTGTTCGGAAGTTGAAGCCCTGGCTATCTGCGTGCCAAATGTAGAAGGCACCACCCTGCTTTAGGTTGTCGTTGGCCAGCTTGAAAGCGTCGGTGAGGAAGGCGACGAAGTTGGCATCAGCCATGTTGTCGTTGGCGATCTTCATTTTGCCCTTGGCAGAATAGTCAACGTTATATGGAGGATCCGTTACGAGGAGATCAGCCTTTTCGCCATCCATAAGTTTTTCGGCATATTGGGGTAGGGTGCTGTCGCCACAGATCAGCCTGTGTTCCCCAAGCTGGTAGATGTCCCCGAATATCGTTGTTGCCTTTTTAGGTGTTTCCTTATCGATATCAAAGCCATCATCTTCTGCATCTTCATTTTCTTTTGGAGATGGAATATCCGGAATATCGATGGCAGAAGCCTCGATGTCTTCCATGCTCCACTCGTTTATCAGCGCATCAAAATCAGTCTCGCCGAATGAGCTGTTATCCTTTAGCGTGATTCTGCGCATCTTGTCAACAGGAAAACCGGTTGGCAAAATCTTGCAGGGGGCAGTCTTGAAGGCCATTTCCTTCATAGCCCGATACCGCATGTTGCCGCCGACGATAACAAACTGCCTGTCGTCCCCCGAATCGTATACGATTAGTTCGCGAAGATCGAGCATCTCCGGGTCATCGGTGATACTCTGAATGAGCTTCTTGTATTTTTCATCACGGATGAACCTTGGATTTTTCGGCAGTCCCTGAATCTGTCCTTTATTCGGGTGGAGCTTTGATAACTCTATTTGTTCTTTTCGTATCATGATTTTTTTGTTTAAACAAGACAGGGGCACCTCCCTTTAGAAGGGCGCCTCGTCGTTATCCTGGCTAAAGTCCGACATCCTTTCCGCTCTCTTTTTCGCCTTTGTCTTTGACTTTAGTTTTGAACCTCCGCCATGAGGCCACTGTACTGATGATCCATCAGATTGCGCCATTTTTTCTCCTCCTAATCCTTGAAATATTTTTTAGTGAATATATCCCATGCGCGACTGTTCCGGATAGGCTTCCGGATAGTTGCATATTTATCAATGACCTTTGAAAATTCCTCTTGGTAAAAATCATATAATCCGGGGTTCTCCTCAATCGTGAATTGTTCGATGTTTCCCGATGAGCGGAGGTTTGCGCTTCCGTGGATCACAATCTTTTTTCCTCCGGCTGTCTCAAAATGACATGTCTTGGTGTGCATTCCGCAAACGGACAGTTGAAAGCGATTATCCTTATCGAGCTCCTTGTAAATGTAGGGGAGGAGTGCGTGTCTTTCGTGACTCCAGAAATAAACGCTGATTATCAGATTCAAATTTTGCACATACCCATGCCGCATCAGCGCTGCGAGACTATCCACGTTGTCCTGGCTAAGGGATAG